TCTAACATTTATACTCCAACATAATGTGCTCTGTATCTTTCTTCCGCAGTCTTTGTGATGTCAGTCATGTAATACACTGCGAAACTTTTTCTCATCTTACCTGCAGGCGGATGGATTGGTTCTGGAAATCCGTGCCATGAGTTTTGTGTAGTGTCAAATAGAACTGCTCTATTAAAGATTGGTTCTACTTCCAGTATCTTATCTTTTGGTTTTTTCTTTTCCTCATGATTTGACCAGAACTGAAGACTACCACCCCAGGCAGGATCATAGTCTTCTTCAAGATATAAGATAAGATTCAGTTTTCTCTGCAAGTCTAGTTTAGGATGAATAGAATAATCAAGATGAACTGATAGTCTACCACCTTTTCCGTGCATGTGCCAACCCCCACCGTGCAATCCAATGTCAGGATACAAAGGATTAACTCCGGTGATGTCAGAAAGTTTAGAAATAAAATTAGATGCCAGTAAATTAGTAAAGACTTTGTAAGTTAAAGGTGGGAATCTATCCCACTTATTACATGTCTTTTTTTCAGCAATCCATCCTTGATAATGAACAATGTCCTCTGCAGGACTATCATAATCAATAAACTCTTTGCTGAGTTGTCTTGCATTTTCAATATCTAAAAAATTATCAATAATCCAATAATCAAAAGGATTATTACCAGATTTAATATTGTCAACATTAAACATCATACAACTTCTGGTTTGTCGTTATAAAAGTCATGCCGTTTTCTATACTCTTTATATTCTTCTTTACAATCAGTGCCACTCATCATGACACCTTTTGTATCCATATAATCCCAATCATCTACAATATTGTCATCGCCTCGCCAGTATCCATCGGAACGCTTGTAGTCATTCCAATACTTTGGAGCAATAACAATCTCTGCTTTAGTGTTAGTCCATGCAGGCCAGAAAGCAAAGGTGGATGAAGTAATAATAGAGTTGACTGCATTATTAAGGATAGAATAATCAATACCGATTGGACCACCCTTATATTCATAGAACCCTGAACCTTGAAGATGAGCAAGAGGATCAACTTCACTGGTTGCAGAAGAACCGATAATCGGAGCCCAAGGAATAAACTTTCGTGCATTCTCTGGATCGTCTGTAATCACGCCAAACTTCATGTTAGGATTAATCTCTAACATTCTATCTGCTGCCATTCTGTAATACTCAGGAGGACACCATGCAGAGGTGATAAGATACTCACCACCCCTAAACTGAATCACACAAAAATCTTCACTACTATATTCTGTGACTGTAATACTAGGTTTCAACCACTGAATGATATCATTACGACGATCATTAATATACCTCAATCTCTGGAATGTTCCGTCAACCTTAGTATTATCTGGAATTGTATTGTAAAGGAGGTCATCATAGATCATTGCATCTTCGCCAGACAGAGCATGAAGACCTAAAGGATATTCATCAACTCTTTCTCTGGCATAATACTCAATACCATCAGGAAGCACATCTGGTTCCTGACCCTCAACACTTGTTCTACCACCAATTACTTCATCACCAAAATCAATATTTGGTAGGAACTGACATCCTTTAAATGTTTTCAACCCAACAGATGGCACTTTACTACTTCCTTGAGCACTATTACTAGCGTCTCTTCGCACACCCCACCTAAATCCACGATGCTCGGCAATACATCGTGGTGCTACGATATTCCACAACTGGTTGCCAAGACCAGAACCATTGTAAATTTCAGAAACAATCATTTAATTAAGTGCGAATATTTTTCTTGGTTGTCAATAATATGTTGTGGGAATGAATCATCAAGTTCCACTCTTTGATAAGAGATATGAGACCTGTTCAGAACATCCTTTCCACTATCCAGATTTTTTGAGATGTTCTCAGTCACCTCTGGAATATCAAATTGTCTATCACAGAATGAATTTATCTTCTGTCGGATGTGATCCTCATTACCCAAATACGTAAAGTGCCATCCACCATTAGTTATAATAGATCCAGAGATCTTATTTTCGTCCTCAGTTCCCTCTCGTATATCATCAACTGTGGTGTTCTTGACATACTTATAAGTTGCTGCTCGACTACCAAACCACTTATTAGAGTATAGGTTGTTTACCCAATATGCATAGCAAGATTGTTCAAATGTAAAGTGAGTATCATCAGACACCCACTCAGATGCATGTTCTATGATTTCTGGATTGGGAATTTCATCACCATCACTCATTAAAATAAGATCTTCATCACTGAAAATCTCAGGTCCAACCATGGCATTTCTAGAATAGATTTCTCTGTGCCATGGACTCTCACATTCCGGAATGGTGATTTGGTTTAGGATAATCTTATCCTCCCACTTGGCAAACCTATCCTTGTTATTCAAAAAGTGACTCTCCTTGGGCAATCCAGAGAAAGTCACATCACCTTCAGTAATAACAAACTTGTCAACATAATCATTCAAGATATTCATTCTTATCTCTAAGAGTTCTACCTCGTGATTAAAAATAAAACAATCAAATATTTTCATAGTCCCCCTTCATTGCATCAAATACTTTACGAATACCTACATCAATACCAGTCTTTGGTATCCACCAATTTAAAATGTAATTATCTGCTTCGTTCCTTTTATCTAACTGAACACTATCTTTTGCAAGACCTGGTTTAATTTTTACATCATACTTTTCAATCATGTTAAAGCAACCTTGAATGATTGCAGCAACGTCTTTGATAGAAGTCGAATTAAATGATGTGATATGCAGTGGATCTTCTGATTTGAAGTCTGTATAGTTTTCCATCACAGTCTCCAGTGCCTCACAGCAATCCTCGGCATACAGAAACTGACGTTCTTCTGTGCCGTCTGTCATCATCTCAAACTCTCCTTCTTCAAATCCTTTACGGATGAAATCAGTGATGACGTGTGCCTTCTCCATGTCATTCTCAATACCATACACATTCCAGAACTTAACAGTCAGTCCCTTGAGTGCAGTGGTATGGAGTTCACCGACACGCTTCATCACACCATAAGGTGAGTAAGACATGTTACTCATCTGTGATGATGCAAAGACGAATCGCTTGTTATACTTCTTCAGCAGGGCAAACGTATTTGCCATCATGCGGGTATTGTTATTGATGAACTGAAAAGTATGCTGATACTTCTTCAGGTAGTGTGAACCACCCACATCAAAAGCAAGAAAGAATACAAAGTCTGCTTTCTTGATAATACCTTCGACATAGGTGTTGGGTGTAACTCTCAGATCATTCTGAACACCATCAACGATATCAACACCCGTAACCTCATGACCTTTTTCTTTTAAATACTCTTTCAAGTATGCACCGATCTGTCCAGCAGATCCCAAAATAACAACATTCATTTAATTACCACCTAAAACTCTATTGAGTGATCTTGTTTTTAATGCATTATATTCATCGGATTGCCAAGCATTTCCATTACTTGCATTCTTATAATGCAGAACAAATGCATCCTCCATATTATCATCTTCCTCAAACTTTATCAAGTCAATAAAAGTTGGTTTGGGAAACTGGTATTTACTTGCATAGTCAACCATGTAAGTAAAACAATTATAGACATACTGCCAATAGTTTTCTCTTTCCTTTTGATGTGGGAAAGTTCGAGTATCAGAGTGTTGATAGTCAAGAATATGAAACTCCTTCTCTAGAAGATTCACATGCATTGGAGAACAACCGTTGAATCCCATTTCAATATACCCAGGAGGAGGACTATGTTTGTCTCCAGAATCAGCATCCCTTTGAACACTCACCTGGTCCATGTATTTAATTTTTAATTGATTCTGATAATCGGTGAGATACTTATGTCCTCCCCCACCAACATCACATGGTTGACCATTGAACACTCCAAGGTCCCACTTGAGTTCAGAGGGATTAGGGAGATTAGGAACATCGGCAATGACAATTCCGTTCCATGGATACTTCAGAGCAATCTCTCCAGGATCACCATCACTATACTTTCTACTATATCGGTATGAGGGAATGAAAGAAAGATTATATCCTTCAATCATTTTCTCAATAGATATGTCTTTGATGAAGAACATATCAGAATCAATAATCAAGGAAACGCAATCGTTCTTGGAGATGTAATGTTGCCATCCCCAAGTGAATGCATATCCACAAACTTGACTTCCGTCGCCCGTAAATGAATCACCTTCGAATTGCTTATACCCATTGATGAATTGATATTGTGGATCTAAATCAACTCGAATACATTCTACACCAATCTCATTACAAACATCAAAAATCTCCTGAACTCTATCAGGTGAGTATCCACTAAAAGGATTAGATCCTGCTCTCTCATTATTAAAGACAATAAATTCAAAGTCATCCTTAATATGTCTCTTGAAACTTTCGTATTGAGGTTTGATTAAGTCAGGTCTATTATGAGAATAAGTATAGATTTTGATCATTTTTCAATTTGAGCATTGATCCAATAATAGGTGTAACGAATACCCTCTTCAAGGGTCATTGTATAATCCCAATCAAGATTTTCTCTAATTAAATCATTGTTGGAGTTACGTCCACGGACACCTAGAGGTCCATCAATATGGATCTTGGTGACTTTTTTTTCTGCAACTCTTGCAGCAGTCTCTACCAATTGATTGATAGTCACCATCTCTTCAGAACCAATATTAACCGGTCCCATGAAGTCACTATCCATCAGTCTTCTTGTTGCTTCGATGCATTCATCAATATACAGGAAGGAACGAGTTTGCAGACCGTCACCCCATACTTCGATTGCTCCTCCCTCTTTGGGGAGATAAGCAACCTTTCTGCAGATTGCTGCTGGTGCCTTCTCTCTTCCTCCTTCCCAGGTTCCTTCCGGTCCAAAAATATTATGATAACGGGCAACCCTAACAGGAATACCATGGTTACGATTGTAAGCAAAGTAAAGACGCTCTGAGAAAAGTTTTTCCCATCCATATTCAGAGTCTGGGTTTGCGGGATACGCTGATTCTTCACGGCAGTCTGGGTTATCGGGATCTAATTGATTGTGCTCTGGATACATGCAAGCAGATCCGGAGTAGAAAATTTTAGTATTGTTTCCTACAGTTTCATTAAACTTACGCTGCTCTTCAAGAACGTTCAGATTAATTGTAACAGAGTTGTGCATGATGTCAGCATCGTTCTCACCAGTGAAAACAAATCCTGCTCCTCCCATATCAGCAGCAAACTGATAGATTTCATCAAAGGGAAGAATGTACTTATTGGGAACAGAATGGTAGAAGTTCCCACGTTCTCCTTTGAATTGAAGAACACGGCGGACAAAATCTACATCACGAAGGTCACCCTGAACAAATTCATTTGCTTCAGTTTCAGAAAACTCTGGACGCTTAAGATCAACTCCGCGCACCCAGTATCCTTCAGAACGAAGTCTCCTCACCATATGACTTCCGATAAAACCACCAGCACCAAGGACTAGTGCGGTCTTTGTATATTCAGACATTGTTATTTGTAAACCTCCTTTATCTATTAGAGTTTGATCCAACGCTCATTCGCAATAGTCCATTCGACAACTTCACGAATGCGATCACGAATATTTTCTGGTTCCCATCCCATCTTACGCATCTTTTCTCCGGAGAGTGCATAGCGAAGATCGTGTCCAGGACGTGTGGAATGGAAATCAACCATCTCATACTTAAGTTCTTTACCCTGAACATCAGCAATGATCTGTGCCAGTTGCAGATTATTCAGTTCTTCGGCACCAACGATGTTGAATTTAGGGCACTTGGCACCACCATAGTTCCCAGTTTCAACTACAGTATCCTGTGCTAGAAGGAACAGCAGGGCATCAGAAACATCTTCAGCATGAATGTAGTGACGTGAACCAGGAATGGTTTTACTTTCATCACTATGAATAGTGATTACTTCACCATCGCGAACACGTTTGATACACATCGGAATAAACTTTTCGGGATGCTGACGCTGACCGAATACGTTCATTGTATGAGTAATATAGACGGGAAGTCCATAAGTATTCTCAAATGCTACTGCAAGTTCCTCACCACCTGCTTTAGCCGCACTGTAAGGATTAGTGGAGTTGTAACGATCATACTCACCATAGTTAATTCCATTAGGAGCAGGACCAAACACCTCATCTGTGCTGAAGTATACAAATCTCTCAATATGATCAAGACCACGAGCATAGTCAAGGATGTTGCAGGTTGCCACAACATTGTCCATGACAAATTCCATGGGATATTCAATACTACGGTCAACGTGAGAACCAGCAGCAAGGTGAAGAATATAATCTACTCTACCGATGTCAGCAGCAATCAAAGGATTAACTGCTGCTTTTAGATCATGGAACACAACTCTTACGCGGGCACGATCTTCGGGAGAAAATTCTTGGAGAACATCCTGAAGACGATTTAGATTACCACTAAAATCAAGACGATCAAGAGTCACAACTTCCCAATCAGTGTGCTTAAGGATTTGAGAAATCAAATGGTGTGCGATAAAACCTGCACCACCAGTAATCAATGCTCTTTTCATACTTTATTATTGTTAGTCTGTATATTTAGATTATACCAAAAAGGGAGAGTTTATGCAACTCTCCCTGAAGGTCTTTACATGCACGCCACTTGCTCTTTGATCAGAAGCAAGAAACTGAGCGGGAGTTTCCTCCATCCGCACCACTTGCTCTTTGGGGAAGCAAGAAACCAAAGTAGGGTCTATGACTCCACCAGTACTGTTATAGTCCGTCCGTGACTTACCGACTCACAGAGTCCCTGACATAAGCAGGGACACCATCAGGATCTAACCAGCAAGTGTAATCATGATCTTCCATGGCAGTCATCAACTGCATTTCATTATCACAAAGATACATATCACGATAGCGACCCGTGTATGAATCTACCTTTTGAATACGACAGTCTGGCATACCATTGATTTCTAGTTTGCCAACTTGAATGTAGCGATAGGGAAAACGTTCTAGAAGAACGGTTGGTTTTTTAGTAACTTGCATCAAATAACCTCAACAATCTCAAGATCAGCATAAAGATAATCCATCATCATATCATAATCATCCAAAGGATCTCCAGAAAAAACTACACCATTGGATTCATAGTATTTGCGGACTTTTTTGAAAAGTTTTGGATTTTTAACATCAAGATAAAAATCGCCATCGGCAGCAGATCGTAGAGTAACGATGTCTTTGGACTTGAATTTTTCAGTCAGTGCCATTGTCTGTTTTGTTTACCTGTATATTATAAGGTGTTATGAGTATGTAGTCAAGTGTGCCAGAAAAAAATCTGGCAATTATGTGGTAGTTCCTATCGCCGCTAACCCTGAACTACCAAGGGGGTCACCGCAGTGGTTTGATAGTCTAACCACTTCAACATTATAGCACAATTAATGATGATTGTAAGGTAGTTCCCCTCTCCTTTGTTGTCTTTCTCTTTCTAACTGAATAACCTTTTCTAAAAATTGTTGTTTCTTTTCTATATTATTAAGTCTTTTGCGAACTTCATTTAATTCAGACTTAATAGATCTATCTGCCATTTTTAGTTTTAAATGCTTCCCTTAAATCTCCCTACCAAAAGCTACACGGTAAGTTGTGGACTTAAGTAATAATATTTATCTTATTTCAAAGTTTAATTTACGAACTTTTCTTTTGCGTCTTTCTTCTTGATACAAAAGTTCCTCTTTAGAAAAATGACTGTCAATTTTTCTTTCTCTGTTATTTGTTATCATCACAACATCATCTAAATTTTTAGCACCAATTTTACTATCAACCAAACTCATTTGATTTGGGCAACCACAAAATTGCACCTTACTAGTGCTTACTAACTCCTTGTTGCAGGAGAGGCATCTTACTTTAATCATTGTTCTATAATGAAATCCTACGTCTTCAGTATTTCATTTATTTATATGGGCGATGACGGATTCGAACCGCCGACCAATTGCGTGTAAAGCAACTGCGCTACCGCTGCGCTAATCGCCCGTTGATATTATTATAATCTATACTCGTCAATTTTGTCAAGCATCAAATTCAAATACATATCTGCAACTTCTTTTTGAAACTCTGAGCAATATTCATCTCTCAATCTGTTCTTCAATTTTAGAACATCACATTTAATCTGCTCTTTAGTCAAAATATTACGAGGCATGAAAATGACCCTACTACTAGTATTTAAGCAGTAAGGTCTTATTTGGTCAATTAAATGTGTTGATTACTACACAGGATTTGGTGCATAAAGTGGTTGCATCATCCCGCCATCTGATCCATCATCATCTTCATCTTTACTAGCAAGGGCAAGCATAAGGAAGTAAGGTGTAATGATGAAAATTAAAGTCTGTAGTAGTGTCCAATCGTAATTCATGATTCTTTCACTACTGCAGCAATTGGAATCAGCATAATTATTGCTGCTACTACAAATCCCATCACCAAAGACCTGGAATGATTTGACCAGTGGTTGCGTAGGATCCCATCGCCGCAATGACTCCGATCATTGCTGCCCAACCATTAATGCGTTCTGCTTTTTCGTTCATTGTTTTTACCCTTGAATAGATGTTTTTAAAAGTGCTTTTGAATAGTCTAGTTGTGAACTTGGTGTGTTTTCGTAGATAGAAGTATCACCATAGGTTTTGTGATCACTGTATCCAACCATTGCTCCTTTAGTGCGCTGCAGTGCAGGCATAAAAGCAATGAAGAAAAACACGCCAGGTGCTCCAATAATAAGTGCTGCTCCAAATACATATCCTGCCAAAAATTCAGCAATTGTATGGTTAGCAGTCCAGGCAAACTCAGTTTGCGTCAAAAATTCAACCATTAGATACCGAATGCTCCAAAAAAGAAAAGACTACCAGTAGTGGCATAAGAAATAAGTGCTGCAGCAAATCCAAGCATCGCCGTGCGACCATTGAGTTTTTCTGCTCTCTCAGCATAAGTCTCAATCCCATAACGGTCAAGAGTCTCTTTACTCATATACATTGTAGGTTCCGTTGCCCACATATTCATTTGTCCTTGATCGTTAGTTGTTACAGTCATTTACCTAATGTAATGAATCTTTACATATTATATAGTAAAATAGAAGACTCGTCAAGCCCCTTTTTCTTAAGATTTCATTTTTCCTTAAGATTTTGTATCTCTTGTAACAGCATTGTGTGATTATTTTCCAAATTTTCAAGACGATATCTAAGTCTTTCAATCATATCGTACAGATTTGCACACCATGCTTCAGATTCGTGGTTGGTCATTATTCATTCTCTAATAAAAGATTTACAAGTGTCTGGATTTTCTCTACAAAATTGCAGAACATACCCATGCACATCTACCTTCATAGCATGATGAGTATGCTCGTGTAGCACTCCAATAAAAACTAAAATACCCACTAACATTAAATTGATGTGAGTAACCGGCGAAAGAAGAATTTTTTTCATAAAAAAAGGGGTGCCGTCGCACCCCCAATATAACATCTAGATGTTCAGTTGTAAACTCAGAAGCTGTACTTCAGTCCGAGTTTGGTTCCATAACCACGGTCAACGGAAGCAGAACCGGAACCGACAAAGGAAACTTCACCATAAGCACCCAGGTTGTCGGTCAGACCAACACCAAGACCTGCCTTACCAGAAGGAACAGTGTCACTCTCGGCACCATCAGGGGAGACCAGACTTGCACCGGCTTGGACGTAATATGCAGCATTCTCACCCAGGTCACCTTCGTAACCTACGTGGAAATCAGTGGTCGTGCCGTTGTAGTTGGATCCCGTGAAACCGGAGTTTGCCTCTACGTTGACGTAGGGACCTGCAAGGGCAGCACCTGCAGATGTGAAAAGAGCAGCAGTGACTGCGAATACAGACTTGATCATTTGTTTAAACCTCGTTATTTACTTGCGGAATGATTACCCGCAGATGGAAAGGGAATCGACAACTCCCTGTTGTAAAACGTTACAGAGTAACGTTAGAGTATTTATACTCACATGTATTTTCGGAAATTCGGTTTTCCGAAGCGGAATACCGGAATCGAACCGGTGACGAAAGGTTGGAAACCTTTAGTTTTGCCTCTAAACTAATTCCGCAAGAAGGGAGATTGCTCTCCCTGCACTTCCTTCACACAAGAGATAGTATATGACAAGTTTTGATTCTTGTCAACTCCCCCGGCAGGATTCGAACCTGCGACCAGACGATTAACAGTCGTCGGCTCTACCGCTGAGCTACAGAGGATTGAATCATCCGTAAGGATTTCTCCCTTGTTCTTTGCAGAGTTTAAAGTACATTTTGTAGTACCCATTACACATTTCTCTGATTGTGTCTTTGTCTTCATCAAAACCACATATCCTAAGATGATGATAGGATCCCTCTAGATTATCAATAATGCGAAGAATTTCAATAGGGTCCATAATTTTGTAAAGACAGCAGGCAAGGAGGGACTCGAACCCCCGACCAACGCATTAGAAGTGCGTGGCTCTATCCATCTGAGCTACTTGCCCATAAGTGGTTTTCATCTCAACTCAATTATTATAATACCTTTTATACCATGCGTCAACTTTTTTAAAAAAGGTCAAGCTAAATAATTTCACAACTGAAATGAAAATTCATGAAGAAAGCATTAGTGCTTTTTAGTATGTTAGCGATGACGGCACCCGCACATGCCGATATTACACATAAATTAAGTTCTAGTGTTCAACTGACCGTGAACTCTGCTGCGACCCAGGCAACTAGACTTGGTTCTTCATACAGTGTATCCGGTAGTGGTGTAAATACCACGGACGGAACCACTGCAGGAACTATTTCTGCTGGCACGATTACCAGTGGTGTTATGGCACCCGGAACGATTGCTGCCACCCAGGCATCCAACGGCAGTGCATTCTCATATTCAGCTACGTATATGCAGGCCGATGCCGTGCCAACTTCAGCTCCCTCTGTAGGTGCTGTGAGCAACTTCTCCAGTCAGACTTCAAATGCTGCTGGTGCTGCTGGCGATCTGGCAGGTACTATCACCTCTGCTGGTGCTATGACAATTACTGCTGGTGGAGCAGGCACAAGTGCCACCGGACAATTTGTTCAGGAGTTAATGGTTAAATGAGTAATGAAACTTCTAAAACTTGTCCTGAGTGTGGGTGCAATTGTCCTTGTGAGTGCAAAAACTGCGATTGCAGTGCCGGTGGTTCCAAACTTCACTCAGGGATCAATGACCTCAACCACGGAAACGACTAGCACTATTAGTGAAACTATTAACTCTATGGACTATAACACAGGGTATCAATACTCTGTGACCGGAACCAACATTAAATCGAATGATGGTCTAGCACCATCCTCGGTTACAAATCAATCTAATACTATCAATGGCGTGACTTCGACATGGACTGGTTTAAATATGAATTCGAGACCAACATTCTCGCAACAAACGATAGGAGATCCGTTTCAATTTACGGAAACGTATCAAGCACCAGGATTAGCAACACAAACAATTATCCAAAGAGAACAAACAATACAAAGTATCACAACTACTACAAGTATATTCTCGCAATAATGACATTACTACCTTCACCTGCCCTTGCGGCAGATGTTGGTGGTGTCAGTGCTACTGCAAACCCTGTTGCGAATAGCTCAGGTTCGGTGACCAACCAGGCAATCCAGGTTTTACAAGGTCCATATATCACTAATACTTATGGGGATGGAATCAGTTGTCAGGGTCCGACTATGAACATTACCCCATATGTGACAGGTGCTTTATCCCAAAAACATCCCTTTGAGCATATGTGGGATCAACCTGTTTATAATAATGCAGATAATAACGACGACGGCATCCCAGATAATCCCGGTGAAATATTATATCATATTCCAACTAGAACCGGACAAACCAATAATTCAAGTTTATCGGTAGGTATGAGTGCAACTCTATCAATACCAATGGATAAAAAAGCACAACAGTTGTGTAAAGAAGCAGCAAAAACTCACAATGAATATCGTGCCCAGTTGCTTGCCAATAAGCGCCTAGATTTTGAGATAGCCAGACTCAAGAATTGTGGACAGTTAATGAAGGAAGGTATAACTTTTCATCCCAGGAGCCCATACTATAAGGTGTGTGCCGATGTCGTGGTTAATAATGTAACTCACGTCAAACCACATCGACACTCTATCCCTTCGTCATCTTCCTCAAGGTCCGAATCGCCTGTGAGCGTTCGCGCTGAAGATCTCGGCGGTCCCTTGAAGACAAAATAGGAACTTTCTTTCCTCTAAGTTTTGAAATTTTTGCCATTATTTTTTTGATGGCAGGTTTAAATACTTTAAGAAGTAGATCTGCTAATGGTTTTGCTAACAGAGCAGAACTGGTGGCAACAACGGCAATACCGGCAGTAGTTGCGGCAATTTGAGGTGCTGGAAGATATTGTGACTGCCAGGGTATGTCTTCATAGAGAGTCACACATACACCATTTCGTAACTCAAAACCAGATACTCTCTCCTTCTGGTTCTGTGCTACATCACCGATGCGTGGTGAATTAGGACCAGGGCATTCGGTTTCTTCTTTCTTTGTTTGAGGAATAGCATCAGTAGGAACCTCTGGTGTTGTTGGAGGTTCTGCTATGTTGGTAGGAGGGACTGGTGCTTCCTGCTGATATACTAAATCTTCAGGTGTATAATCCATCGCATCATAGGATGGATATTCATTTGTACATAAAATTTTTGTTCCTTTGGGATCATCTATTGTTAGTTGCTCATCACCATCAGGATGATCCTTTACACAACCAGGCATTTCGATAATGGGATTACCAATATCTACAGTCACAGGGACAAATAAATTATTAACTACAGGTGGTGGAATATCAAATACCCGTGCCTTTGGGATGTTGAGATTATTAATATTTAAGTTATAAATTTTTATTGGTTCAATTTCAGGCATTTATCTAACTATTATAAAAGTTATAATCTGAAATCATTGCAAACAATTGCTTCTTCATATGAAGAAGATACTCTTGTTCTTCTGCGGGTCGTGCAGGAGAACCCGGCCATACCTCCAAAGCATATGATATGACTTGGTATAGAGAACGAATTTCAGTAATATTCATTCTAACTTCACAATACCATTCATCCTCAAACAATCCTTCTAGGTCTGATAAGTCCACTAGTCAACAAGAGTTCCGTGTGCTCTACGAATTTCTCTTAACTCCTCAAAGTCTTTTTGCTTGGTTCCTCCATCATAAGGCCAGGCATATCCTTCTGTAATCATTTGCTCGTTAAGGGACAGTTCTGAGTCCCCAATGTATAACCACCCAAGAAGACGGCCATATTTCCCAACGCCACCAACAAGTTCAGTCCTAACAGACAACTCATCGTCACCAGATATAGCACCCTCCAATTTTTCTTTGAGCCAGTAGGTTGCGTCGATTCCAAGTTCCTTCTCCTCTAAATCTCTGGTGCGCTTCTCAGGCGTATCCACACCTGCAACTCTGACTCGCTCCTTTTTGTAGAGATCAAATCCAAGATCTATTGTAACGTCGATGGTGTCACCATCAACCACTCGATTTATCTCAACTACGCGAAAGTTGTAACACGACTTCCGACTGGGTGGAACCATTGCGCCCATGATTGATCTCCTTTGATTCTACTGCTGTTGCTATTCCGATAATTGTGATTGCTGCTGATATGACAGCACCAGCACTCCATACCCACTTCTCAAGTTTACGAATTCTCTCACGAAGTTTTTCTAGTTCTTCGTTTGTATCATCAACACGTTTATGAACCATTTCGATGCGACGAATAGAATTTTCTAGAGTGCTGTCCATTACAGCAATCTTTGTATCCTGCTCTGCATCTTTATTCGTAAGGTCACTCATCTTTCAATTCATCGAAAGCCATACGAATTATATAGACGATATAATACGTAACACCAGCAAGAAGTATGATTAAGGAAATAATCACACTCCATACCGGATCAGCAACATTATCAAGTGGTCTAAGAATGAGGTTCATTACTAAATGGTTCCCAGTGTTCCCATCCATACTTATGCACCAAGTGCATGCCTATAATTGGAACAACAATTAATATGAGACTTAAAAAACCAAGTCCGTATGGATTGTTAAGTGTGGCAGCAGCAAAGTGTGATGCCTTATGTGCTAGGTCTACCATTACTCCTCACAATCTTTCATCATTGTTGCAACTTCTCCACCAATATCAGCACCAGTATCCTGACCCAACATGACTGCCCAACCAGATATCAACCAACCAACATATGGAATACTTGTGAAGATAGGAGCAATACCCGCACCAACACTAGCACCTACCATTCTTCCTGTTGATTCTCCAGCGCCCTCCGCTTTGATACATTCCAGGTTTTGAGCAGTCAACTTTCCCACTTCACCACCCTGGAGATGTCTTGCTCCGTCCATTGTATATTCTTCTTCGGTAATTAAATTCGTGGTTCCACCGATACCAAAGAACCCATTCTTTTTATCCAATGACTTTCTAACACCCATAACTTTAGGGTCATTAGCGTTATATCTTATGCTGTAACCATCCGTGTCTGCGTCTACACTATATGATGTATAGTCACCAACAGGTAGATTAATAATAGGAATATCTTTTTTATTAATAAGGTGTCCCAATATGCCAAGATGAGCGACACCGAACAGTGTTCCTACTGTCAGTGCCGCCCACTTAAATGGAGATTTTTTGTTAATCATAACTTACATCTTGTAAGGTTCTTCTTTTTTCTCAACCTTTAAGGTTACAGGTGCTTGCTCAATACGAAGAGTTTGATGAGGTGCAGTTTGTGCTGCTTTCTCAATCAATTTTTCCATCTGTTCTTTGGTGATACTAGCACCACCACCGCCACCATTGGCACCATTCTTCTTGGCAGTCTGGACGCCGAACGAAGCTAAAACCCCTGTGAAGACGCTGGCGATGAAGGTTGGATCAAGTTTCTGTTCAGGAATTCCGAGTGCAGGAGGTAGTTTGATGTATGCCAAAGTGAGAATTGAACCAGACCAAACAAGGATACCAAGACGGACAAAGGTAGAAAGAATAGCAAGTTGTTCTTCCTTGTCATCTGTTGCCTCCTTAATTTTACCAAGAAGACCTTTCTTTTTAGGTTCTTCTTTCTTGACTTCTTTTACATCGCTGCGAACTTCAGGCATCATCTGCATACAGAGGCAACTTTATTTAGCGATGTAATTGTTTTCCTCCAACCATTCACGAGTCATAGGAGTGGGTTCATAATCAGTCCACATCGTACCACGAGCACAGGATTGTAGTGCTTCCATGGTCATTTTCTCAGTGCGACCTGCCCAACCTGCTTCTGCCTCCCATGGCACAGCAGATTCTGGATAGGTTCTCTCTGCCATCACACGCCAGATCATAGGCACTTCTTCTTCAGGTTTGATAATAGCAATCATACTATTCTTGATAGTACCTGCCATACAATCCTGTGCCGCATGCCATCCTTCATGACGCATCACCATCATCAGTGTGGCAGGATCATCCATATATTTTTTATTAAGGAAGAAGTTGTTGCCAACAGTGTGATAAACACCGCGATGCATTGTGGGAAAATATTTTTTGTCTGCTAGAAACACCTTAACTCCGACCTGATTAAGGGCAACGAGCATTGCATGGAACTCGTCAGCAACAATATTATAATCACGATTGGGATACTGATCACCAATATCATGGATACTGAATACTTCTTCGATTCCATCTGTACATTCCTGGAGGAGCATACAACCCATGGCATCCATAGTGAAAAATTCAACTTTAGGTTGTTGATTTCTAGTGACTGGACCACCTGCAAATGCAGGAGATGCTGCCAACAGCATAGCAAGAATAAAACTTTTCATATCAGAAAGGAGCAGCAAATCCAGGTGTAGAACCAGATGTACCAGGGATAACACCACCAGTGGCACCAGGAAGTTCGGGCATTGCGGAGTTCATCATACCGGGGAGTGCTCCTGCAATTGCTTCTGTTGCTGCTTTGGCAACATTCTCTTTAACCTGTTCGATAATCGCATCTCGTCTCAAATAGACAACACCTGCGGTTCCGACAATACCTGCCGTTCCTGCGAATGACAGGATTGCTAAAACATTAATTACTTTTTGCATAATAGTAAGCCTCGTAGTATTTGACAATGCCATTACAATTCACATTGCCTTGGGAAACCCAATCATGGGCACATTCATATATGGATTGGGATTTATATTTAGATTCCCTTGTTGAATTTAGTTCAGAACCATATTTTTTTAAAAGAATCGTGAGTGCTTGTTCACGAACTTTTGATTTATCTTCAATGTGACGCCAATCACTGGTGGACATTTTCCGATCCTCCCTGAAAATTTTCCGATCCTCCAGGAGGATCGATATGAAGTGTAGTAGATTGATTTTGTATTGCAATCTCATACATGACTTGATGAATGTCATTAGGTTCAACAGAAAAATTATCCTGCATTTTAATTGCAGTTTCTTGTTCCATGTAGTCTTTATCTTCTCGATTTTGTTTGGGATCGGGACCAAACCAAATATCATCTTGGAGATTAGTAGGAGCAGGGACACCTGTATAATAATTTATTGCATCCTGTTTGAAAGCTTCACTCTCACAGGACACAACATCTTCATCAATTTCACAAACCACTTCATTTTTTTTGAATGGTCTGAAAATATCTCTGATTGCTCGTATTCTAATCATGTTTGCCAATGATAGTGATAGAAATTTCCTCTAGTATCGCACATTGGATCTTGAGATGCAACTCGATATCTGAGCATACTCTGACCTTTGAAGTCAGTTCGATCACCAATAATGCTATATGCCTTCAAAAGGTTTTTCTTTCCTTCATCCGACCTGAGTGTATTTACTAGATTAGGATCTGCTGCTGGACGCCATTTAGTGAAACCCTCATATTGTCCGGGAGCATATACAACATCGGCAACATTGTTTGGATAATATGGAGACCTGACACGGTTTAGAACCGATACTGCTACACAATATCCATCAAAACTTCCACGATAGGTTTCGACTTGGATTGTCCTTGCAAGATGATCATAGTCAACTGCTGATAGAGCAAGAATTGTCGCAAGCATAAAAAAATAGGGGAACATTTAACTGCTCCCCTATTATAGGGCACTTACAAGGGTTTGTCAATCAAGAAAGTCATCTCCTATGTATTCGAGAGAAAACACGTCATGATCGTTGATGTTTGGGTTCAACCATTCTGAAAATTCTTTTTGAATAGCATGAGCATCATCTATATTCTTTTCACAAAGATAATGAATACGATCTATGGACCAATGATAGTTGTCTTCAAGAGTTTGCTCCAAAGTTACCATAATTTTTTTTCATGTACCTCCCTAGAATATTACTATTATAGTAGAGAGGTCCCCCGTCGTCAAGGGCTTCGATTAAAACATTATTAATAAAAAGTTGTTTAGTCTCTTCATAATTAACTTGTCCCTTGGTTTTATGAAGACTTAAAATTTCTCTTTTAAAATATTCGTTTCCAATATCTTTACGATCTTTGTTAAGTTCATCAGAACTACCGTAGTATTTTTTCCAGTCGCTTTCAGATTTAACTCTTCTAGATTTACCTTTAGGTTTTCTATTTGACCAAAAATATTTTCTACCAATATACTGGCGATTGTTTTTAGTATTTGTAATAAGATAGACAAAACCAAAGTTGTCTTCAATATTTTCAGATAAAAAAGGATTTCCCTGGAATATCCAGGGATTTTTATAGTCTACCAAATCATTTCATCATTCTGAAATTTATTTATCATCAATAAAAGCAGAGTATGCATCGTAGTCACCAAACATGTAAGCGTCTGATCTTGCTGCCTCTCTGTATGCCTCTAAAGATTTTTCTTCTTCAGAATCAAAGACTGAATCCTGCAAAGGTAGTTTCGGTAACATCTTGTTTGATTCCTCCGACGATATAGGATTCGACTTCTGTCTCCTGCGGAGCAACTTGGAGACCCTTTGACGAAATCCAATGTTCCGTCCAGGGGAGTGGGTTATTCTTTGCGGGTACGTCATAGATTGGTTTAAGTCCGATTGCTTTCATTCTGCGATTGGCAATCCATTCCACATACTGCTGAAGCAGTTTATCATTTAAACCAATCATAGAACCATCTTTGAACAAATACTCTGCCCAAAGTTTTTCTTCGTTTACAGTCTTCTCAAACATAGAGTACAACCAACGTTGCTCCTCCTTGAAGATCTGTGCCATATCAGGATCATCACCCTCTCTCCACTTCTTCAATATGTTTTGAGTGATCGCAAGATGCAGATTTTCATCGCGAGCGATAAGTGAGATGATCTTAGCGGATCCTTCCATAAGTTTAAGTTCACCAAATGCAAAACTGCAAGCGAAACTAACATAGAATCGGATACCCTCTAAAATGTTGACATTGGCAATTGCTCTAAAGAGTTTGCGCTTTAATTCATATCTTGATTCTTGTGCATATGGAACTTCTTCTAATGCGTGTTGCCAATCATTACTACTATCATATTGGTGTGCTGCATTAATAAAATCATTATATGCTTCTGTCACACTCATTGCACGTTCAACAATGCGATCATCAGTCAGAATGTGGTCAAATACATCTGAAGGATCTGCATAAACATTTTTGATGATATGTGTATAGGAACGACTATGAATCATTTCCATGAATCCCCAGACCTCCATGCATGCCTCTAATTCAGGTAGAGAGCAGTATGGAATAAATGCCATTCCGGGTCCACGACCCTGAACGGAATCCAGCATAATCTGATACTTCAGATTGGAAGTGAAAATGTGCTTCTGTTCAGGACGAAGAGTTTGATAATCTGCACGGTCTTTTTGAAGGGATACTTCCTCAGGTCTCCAGAAATATCCTAATTGTTGCGTTGTGAGTTTGTCAAAGATTGGATACTTATATGAATCATATCTCTGAATACCTAATGGTTGCCCAAAGAACATTGGTTGTTTTTTAGTATCAACCACGTCCGAATTAAAAACGGTCATTGCATCGACCATTGGTTTTTCCTCATTGTTTGTCTTAAATTTTACAAGACTCACAGTCTTCCTCCTCGGCGTTTTCTAATTGAGAAACTAAACTATCAAGAGACTCTGTAGATTCCTCTACTTCATCATTTTTATTGTCGTAAGTGTTCTGATAATAACTGGTCTTCCAACCGTACTTATATGTAGTTAAAAGGTCTTGTGCCATTACACTAACAGGAACTTCAGAGTTTTCGTAATGTTCTGGATTATAGGACCAGTTCCCAGAAATTGCTTGGTCAAAGAACTTCTGCATCACTGCAACAATATTAATGTATCCAGTATTACCAGGCATATCCCAAAGTAATGTGTAATTATTTTTGAGAGTTCCGTATTGTGGAACTATCTGCTTCAAGGGACCTTTCTTGGATTTTTTAACGGACAAGTATCCTCTAGGAGGTTCGATTCCATTTGTTGCGTTTGACACAACGGAACTGCTCTCCGAAGGCATTTGTGCGGACAGAGTGCTGTTCCGTACTCCATATTTGATGACATCATTCCGAAGACTCTCCCAATCATAGTGAAGCTCATTCGGTACAATCTCATCTACGTCATGTTTATATGTATCAATCGGAAGAATTCCATTTCCATACTTGGTTCGATTACTGTATTCACAGGCACCTTTCTCTTTTGCAAGATTAACAGTTGCTCGAATTAAGTAATACTGGAATGCTTCTGTAAGATCATGAACGAGTTTCCAAGATTCTGGATTATCATATTTGACACCATTCTTGGCAAGATAATGTGCCAGTCCAATGTAACCAATTCCTAATGAACGACGTGCCTTGGTGGCAATCTCTGCTGCTCTGACTGGATATCCTTGAAAGTCAATGAGTTCATCAAGACCCCTAACAGCAAGATCACAAAGAACATCAAGATCTTCAAGATCCCTGATTTTACCAATATTAATAGCAGAAAGGATACAGAGAGCAATTTCCCCAGTTTCATCGTCAATGTGTTGTAAAGGTTTAGTGGGTAGAGTGATCTCCTGACACAGATTACTCATTTCAACTTTGTCCGTAAAAGATGAATGAGAATTGCAGTGATCAATATTCATGATATACAATCTGCCAGTCTCTGCTCTCTCTTTCAGAAGATCTAGGAAAAGTTCTTGTGCCCCGATAGTTTTTCTCGGAACAGATCCATCAGATTCATAACTTGTATAGAGATCATCAAACGATTCAGTGCCAAAAGCATCATACAAACCTGGAACATCGTGAGGGCTGAAGAGACTGATTTCTTCATTTTTGATAAACCTCTCGTAAAAGAGTTTTGAGATCTGGATGCTGTAGTCCAACTTTCGGACACGATTATCTTCTGTCCCTTTATTGTTCTTAAGTACAATGATATCCTCTATTTCTTGGTGCCAGATTGGAAAGTGGACAGTTGCGCTTCCACCTCGGATGCCATTTTGAGTGCAACATCTGACAGTGCTCTCAAACTTTTTGAGGAATGGGACAATGCCTGTATGTTGAACTTCTCCACCTCGGATTTTAGCGTTGATGCCCCGGATTCTGCCTGCATTAATGCCGATACCAGCCCTTTGTGCAACGTATTTGCCAATAGCCATATCGCTAGTAAAGATACTATCGAGGGTGTCATCAACATCAACCAAAACACAACTTGCATATTGCCTAAGTGGCGTTCGCACTCCTGCCATGATGGGGGTTGGAATGTTGAGTCGGTGTTTGCTGATTGCGTCATAATACCTTCTAACGTAATCCAAACGTGTCTCTTTTGGATATTTTGAAAAGATTGTCGCAGCAATCAAAATATACATGAATTGTGGTGTTTCATAGAGAACACCGCTGCTTCGATCTTGCACTAGATATTTATCTACAACCTGGCGAAGACCAGCAAATGTGAACAGATAATCTCGATCATGATCAATGAATGATTCGAGTTTATCGAACTCTTCACTGGAATACAGATTTAGAAGTTCGGGATCATACACACCTCTTTCTACACAACTTGATACATGATCTTTCAGTTTTGGAAATTCATGCCTACGTCCATACAACTGCTTACGAATAGAAAACAATAACAGACGAGCAGCAACAAACTGATAATTGGGATGATCCAAATCAACCAGGTCAGATGCAGAACGAATTAAAATTTCCTGAATCTCTGCGGTTGTAATACCGTCATAGAACTGAATACCGGATTGCATCTCCACCTGCGATGCAGAGACCCCTGCAAGGTCGTTACATGCCTCATCAACCATTCTGTGCATCTTCTCAAGAAGAAGCGGTTCCTGCCCTCTTCCGTTGCGTTTTTTTACGTTGATTCCGTTGGTCATATTTTTTTCCAATTGTTAAATTTAATTTTTGCTTCTAAACCCGAGTAGGTGTTTAATTCTAACATAGACATGACATCATGTCCAGCAAGAACCATATCATTAATGTCCTTCTCCATTAGTCCGTTTGGCCAGATGACGACTCTATCACCTCTACTAATGACCCTGGATACTCTGTTGACGATTTCTCGGTTCCGTGGTTCATTATCAAGAACCCAAATATAATCGCTCCAATCAAACGACCTAACATCAATGTCGGACCCGCACATAGCAACGCTGTTCTCCACGAACGTGGAGTCGAAGGGTCCTTCGACAATGTAGATTGGTTGTTTTCTGTCGATTTTTTCAAGTCCATAAATCTTGGGTGCTTCTTCATCAATCATGATAGTGATGTATTTAGTGAAAGATTTTCCTAGAGATCTGCCTTGAAATCCAATAAGGTTTTTCTTCTCATCATACATCGGTATTACAACACGACTCTCATCCTTGAGGATGTTGTCAAAGGTTTGTTTCTGACTATTAGTCCACTCCATGAACTTGTCAGCAAAATAAAATTTATCAGGATTAATCTTACGATTTACCAGATATTCTTTTGCTCTACAATCAGTTGATGCTTTTGGTAGATTGATAGATTTTTTAAAAATGGGTTTGGCAAATTCCAACTTGGGAGACTCGACCACAAAGTTTCTACCAGTATGTCCTTCCTTGAACTTCTCAAGAGTATATTGTTTATGGAGCGTGGCATCCACTTGTTTTATAAAATTATTCAAAGACAAACTAGCACCACAATTATGACACTTAAAGTTCATATTGTTCTTGATGGGATAAATGTATCCCCGTGCCTTGTTCTTCTGCTTCTGTGAGTCTCCACAGATGGGGCATCGGAAGTTGAAAAGATTTGCCTTGACTCTCTTAAACTTTTTTAATCTCGAAGAAACCAGTCCGATATATTTGGAGTCAACCAAATCCATTACAATCGTTCTACTATTTTGCCTCTCTTATTATAGTCGGTGTTGAGGGTGGTGTCAAGAAATTTCCCATTAATCTTTGACCCGGTATGCTAACCAAGAATGAAATTACAGTCAGGGCACCTGCAATGGTCCACATCTTTTTTTCCATAAGACGGAGACGATCATCAATCTTTCTTATATCTCTTTCACATCCTTTTTTTATTTCGTTTGTTGCACGATCCATGTCCTTGTGCAAGGATTCTATTTTTTCAAAAAGAACCGCATCAATACGATCTTGTTTGTCTAACTTCTCATTATGAACTGCCAACAACTCACCCATCTTAACAGAGTTGTCTTGTAGTGCTTCTACAACTCTCTCAACCCTTTCTAGTATTGCTGAATTAACGCTATCGTTATCCATTTTTAAGATTTTGCATCCAGGTTCTGCGGGTTCCATAACGACCAATTGGTGTCGGTTGTCTTTTCTTTTTTAACCTGACTGGCGGATCATCACCAGCAGGTGCAGTTCCAGCAATCGCGCCACCACCGACATTATTTGTAGGTCCTGCGGCAACCTCTTCTTTAATGGACCTTGCTATGTCCATAATATTTTTAAGTCTTCTGTCATCTATCATGTTTATAAACTCCTTTGATGCGTCTACCATAGAGTCAATCGAAGGTCCGTCACTACTCTTATTGAGTTGCAACTTCATAACAGGATAAACACCTAAAAATTCGTCTTTTGCTGCTCCAACTTCGGCAGGAGTTTGATAATCTTGAGTTAAGGTGTCGTCGTCTATTGGAAATAAAAACTTATCAAATCCTGCAATTCCAGAACCAGTAGAATTAGTAGGTGCTGTTTCTCTTAATTCTCTAAATTTGTTGATAAATTTATTTGTTTTATCCATTAGACTGAGTTAAGAGAAATTAGGCAATCAATATCCTCATCAATATCATTAATTTCAGTATGCGGGTAATCTGGCAATCTATTCAAATACATTAAAAAACTTTTAATATATGGCCAAAGTTCTCTTTCTAGATTATAGAATAGAAGGGGAACTGCTGCCTCATCAAATACATTAAAAAGAACGGTAAGATGATTTAAGATGAGATGAATTTTCAACTCACCAGTATTTTTATACCGTTTTAATAATCTTTTTATGTATTTAATTCGCTTCAAGTCATCTTCGAAATCTTCTCTGGTTACAGATTGTGGATTATCGTAGAATTTTATAGCAAAAAGCAAATAGTTACTTTCATTCAATTCATCAAATTTCATATTAGATTAGCGAATCATTCAGGCAATCCCAGATCTTTTGCAGGTGGTTGTTTTGCTACGGGTGCTTTTGGTTTAATTGCCTCAGGTTTTGGTGTGACAGGGGCAGAGGGTGCGGGAGCTTCCTCTACCTTATCA